CAGAGAAAGAGATGTTCAATCAAGCATCACTCACTAACTCATGTCTCCAGTACAGCAATGGTGCTATTTATCCGGTAGCAGGTGTTCCTATCTGGGAGGCTGTGCATGATCAGAAACTAGATGCACTGGAGGACATCTTGGAGGAATGTCAGGGTAAACCCGTACTGCTGTCCTACGCCTATCGCAGCGACGCAGAGCGCATCATGACTCGGTTCAAAGACTACAGACCCATCAACCTGACAGAGTGCAAGAGCGAGAGTGCATTGAAGAACGCGATGCACAAGTGGCAGAGCGGTGAGTGTATGTTGATGATAGGTCACCCTGCCAGCATGGGGCATGGTGTGGACGGGCTGCAGAATGTGTGCCACACGATTGTATGGTTCGGTCTTAACTGGTCCCTTGACCTGTACACACAGTTCAATATGCGTATCCATCGCCAGGGTCAAGGTCATCCGGTCATCTGCCATCGCATCATGTGCAAGGACACGCTAGACCAAGCACAGTCGTTGGCACTGGACACCAAAGCAGACAACCAGACCGCGCTGCGAAGTGCTGTGAAAAATTATCGTGAAAATAAAGCAACAAATTTCTTGACAACCACAAAAGAATAGATTACATTAACTCAACCGGAGAAATTGATGAACGATACGATGATCAAGGCACTGAGTAACTGGAGGGACTTCAGCGATCTCTTGGCTACTATTCCAGAAGCCGATTTGAAAGAGATGTTGGTGTACGAGGTCAAGCATGAAAACCGCAAGTCATTTGTGGAGCGGTTGCACCAGCGGTACAACACGGTACGCACAATGCGTGAACGTGAGGAATTGATGAAGGGTTTTTAAGTGGTCGGTTTTAATTTTCTAGGAGTCTGATATGAATGAACAATTGATTGATTTTTACCTCTCTCAGAAGGGTTACACATCTGATGAGATTGATGAATACAAGATGTGCGCTGCCGAAGATGCTTACGATAATATGGTCGATGATGAGCAGATCGAGCATGAGATGGTGGGGTCAAAATGACCCACACCATCAATACGATTGAGGCTATAGCAGTGGCAAATGAAGTCTATCTGCAACCAATGGACACATGCCCTCTGAATGTCAAAGTGCAGTTAGAGAATCCAGGTGGCGTTCTTGTTTATGGTACGTGGGACGGTAAAAGCACCACTTGGAAGTCATGGGCTCCACTACCGCGCAAGAGAAAAAGTAATGCCTCGTGCTAAACCACCGGAGATATTGAAACCCCGAGCGGTACGCATGAGCGATAAAGAGTGGGAGATGTTCAAACACATAGGTGGCGCAAATTGGTTGCGTAGCAGGTTGTCCAAGTTGAATAGTGCGGGTATTGTGAAGCGTCAACACCACCAAAGGATACGCGCAGCAGCATCAATGGGTAAAACACATTCTCAGATATCTAAAGAGTTCGATATTGACAGAAGCACGGTTTGGAGAATTTTGAAGTAAGAAAGTGGATAGAGAGAGTTGTCATAGATAGCGCGTGCCCGTGTTACTTGTGGAGCGAGACCACACGATGCGAATCGAACAGGCACTTCCGGAGCGTGAGGGAATGTCGTTGGAAGTAGCTACCAGCGGCGCTACCTATGTCAACTTATTGCTATGAATACGCGCCAGGAAAGTCTACATACCTGTATCGTGCTACTGAAAGACCAAAATGAAAACTACCCTAGATAAGATACGTGCTAATTCGCCATGTGCAAGTGGCTGGAAAAATTTGCTTTCCAACCTTGGGAAAACCAAAGCCGACGACGAGCCTCTATCAATAATTACAATTCTTGAAAGCAATGGACTTGATGATGCTTTGTGGTGCCTTCGTGTAGTAGATGATTATCAGCACGAAATGCGGTTATTTGCTGTTGACTGCGCTAGGTCTGTGCAACATTTAACCAACGACCAAAGAAGCATTGCAGCAATTGATATAGCAGAGCGTTATGCAAACGGTTTGGCAACAAATCAAGAGTTGGATGCGGCGAGGAATGCGGCGGGGGATGCGGCGAGGAATGCGGCGGGGGATGCGTCGTGGGACGCGGCGAGGGATGCGGCGAGGGACGCGGCGTGGGCTTTGGCGGGGGATGCGGCGTGGGCTTCGGCGTTGGCTTCGGCGAGGGACGCGGCGAGGGACGCGGCGTTGGCTTCGGCGTTGGCTTCGGCGACGAGGGATGCAGCGTGGGATGCAGCGTGGGACGCGGCGAGGGATACACAAACCAATCTGCTCTGCATCATTTGCGCAGAAATTGAACAAAGAGAGGATATATATGAGCTGCTGTGATTACAACTGCACAGACGGCCAAAACTGCCCCATCCGTCAGGCGTGCGAACTGCCAGTAGACGGCGACAAGCAGACACCATACATGATGCGTGACTTTCTAGGCGTGTTAGCCCTTGTCGCCGTGTTTGCCGTCCCATTGGCCTACCTTGGGCCAACCATCGACAACCGCGCAGAGTGGCAAGAGTCCCAAGCCTTAAAAGACGCACAGAACCGCGAACAGAGCGAATTGCGACGCGATATGGCAGCCGCTGAACTATGCAGAGAACAGCACGGCGAAAGCCTAGTCCGCTGGACCGAAGCCGGTCAACTTGTATGTGTTCCCCGTGGCTACATCAAGCGCAAGACGCAATGACCCAAGGTCTGACCCAATGGCGCGGAAATGACCTTTTATCGCAAAAAGCCCGTGGTGATTGAGGCCATGCAATGGGACGGTTCTTACGAAGAGTACGAGCTGATTCACAAGCACTGGCCCGAACTGCAAGACTCAGGCTTAACAAGCCACAAGGGCAACAGAACCATCCAATGGTGGGCTATTGCAACACTTGAAGGACAGCACATTGTTAGTGTAGGCGACTACATCATCAAAGGCATAAAGGGTGAATTTTACCCGTGCAAACAAGATATTTTTGAACTGAATTACGAGGCAGCAGAATGACCCACACACACACGACACCTTGATGGTGATGCACGAAGCAGTAATTAGGTTTTTGGTGCGTGACGATTACCAGGGGATAAGAAACGCAAAAGCCGCCCTATCCGATGCACTGAGCGAAGTGTTCACTGAAATTGAGCGGTTGAAAGTAGAACTAGATGCTGCGAAAGCAGCTTGACACATTAAAGGACACAGAATGAGCCGACTACTTTTTGCAGCATCACGCGGGGCGAGGATTCAATCAGCAGCCTTTGATGACTCTACATATTTGAGCAACTTGCAAAAGTGGCCTGACCTTTTTGTCATCCACCCAGACGACACCGACTTGCAATATGGACCCATCAGCACAACACTGCGGGAATGCGCAGAAAACGCAGTGCAAGATTACTCTCTTATTTTTAGGTTTGATGCCGGCAAATGGACATTGCTATATTCCGACTACTACGAATACTCAGCTTGCAAAGATCGCTTGCAGCGCTCTCTGTGGCTGCTGTTCATGGCCGAATTTTTAGCAGACGAGGGGCTATGACTGACCAACTCAAACAAGCCGCGCTAGATTTGCAACACGATGATAGCAGTGTGCCTTATGACATTTATGCCTCACGCAGAGAAAACTTTATGCGAGCGGCAAACCCTGATGCCATCCTTGCGCTGATTGCGGAAAACGAACGACTGACTGAGCAATGCAAGCTGTTTGATGCTGCGGCGTACAAGGCCAAAATAGAGGCGCAAACGCTTGTGGCTTCGTACGCTGCTACACAGCAGGAGCCTTTCTTTTGGCTTAACGAACAGGGGCAGTTGTATGCAACACAAGGCGACGCTGAAAGGCGCAGCGTAGGGCAAAAGCTAATAGCACTCTACACCCATCCAGCACCACAGCAGGCACCCGCGAACTGCATGGTTGCGCGTCAAGCTGCCGACGAAGCATTGATGCGGGAGGCACTGAAAGCCTTGCAAATACGAGACACAAGACTGCACGATGATTGCGCGGCCAAACTCCGCGCACGATTGGGGGATGCAAAATGACGCTGCAAGAAAGGCTGCGTGACACAGTGCAGAAGCTGCGCCGCACACCTGTGCCAATCGCTGACGTTACCCCGCTGTTGCATCAAGCGGCGGACAGGATTGATGCTGACGAAGCATTGATGCGGGAGCGGGGTCGCCGTTTGCTGCGGCTTGGGCGCAAAGACAGGATTGATGCTGACGAAGCATTGATGCGGGAGTGTTTGGAGGCCTTGATGGAAAGTGTCGATCTTGTTGAAAACGAATATAAATCCAATTGGCGACACGGAGTGCCAACACGCGCAAGACAGCTTGACGCAACGTTAAAAGGTTTAGAGGCGCACCAACTTGCCATATTCAAACTCCGCGCGCGATTTGGGGTTGCGTCAACATTGCCCCGCGACAAGCGACAGCATTCGCCCGAGCCATCGAAGACGCCCACGGAATCGAGGAATAACAGTGATCGAAGTCTATAGCGACCCCTCAAAACTTATCAAACTAAAAGACTATGAAATAAGCGGTTATATCAGGGCAGCCTCAGCCTCGCGCCGGATTGTCAGTCCGCGCAGGACGCGCCCACCGGCTTTGTTCCACTTGCGCAGCTCACCGGGCACGGCATCCCAGTCTCCCGCGTTGACGCGTTTACGCAAGGTTGACGCCTTGAGATTCCCCGCGCCCAGGTTAAATGCGAAGTCGAGCAGCGCGGCCAGCCGGTCAGGATGGTCCAAGCCGGGGCACAAGCGCACCACGGCAGGCAAGTACACATTGCGCACATGCCAGAGCAGCAGCGCCTCTGCGCGATCTTTGGTGATGACAGCATCGGTCAGCGTGACGCGAGTGCCATCCTCGTAATACGTAGCCCCGTAGCCAATCGTGGGCACTCCGGCGCTGCACAAATAGGGCGACAGCCGCAACCCCTCAAACCCTCGGATCAAAGCAAGTGTCACGGCAAGGTCCATCACTTGCCCCGCTTTTGCAAGTTCCGGTCAGCCAGGTAGATTCCCAGTGCAGCACTGACCACGGACGCTGTGAACTCCGTCAGGGCAATGACCCTGAACTCAGACAGCGTAATAACGATCACCGCCCACGTAGCCACACCGGGCCGGATAGTGGCATTCCAGGCGTCTACCCACCTGATGCCGGTTTGTATTGCGGTCGCCTTGACTGTCTCCAGCCAGCCCTGCGCCTCAATCTCACCAATGGCCGCTTCCGCCTGCACTTGGATGGTCTTGACACCCAGCTCCGCCTGCACACGGATGGCCTCCAGGTTGCGGGCGTGCTGTGCGGCTTCGATCTCGCTCTGCAAGCGCATGCGCTCAACCTCAAAGCTGTGGTCCTGTTTGGCTGTAATCCAGTGGCTGATTTCGCCCCACAGCATGCGAAACACCGAGCCGCCTAAAAAAGAGATGAGTGCTGTTATCATCGGTTAACCTCCGGACATCATCTTAGGTGGTACCTTCACACCAGAGCGCAATAGCGCAATTTCTAACTGCTGCTCCACGCGTTTAATCAATTCCAGCAACTCCACGCGCCGCACTGAGTTGGTCTCCACGTTGGTGAGTTGCGCACGAAGTAGTGCAATATCGTTCTCATGCCTGACTTTCAAATCGTGAAGTTGCTGATCGTGATCTGTCACTTTGTTTGTGATTTTTTCCACCGCCGTGTATGTTGCCCATGCCCCACCACACACCGCAACTACAGCAGTCACAAGCAACGGAGGAATGATCCGGTTTGCCCAGTCTGTCACAAAGGTCATCAGTGGGTGTCTGTCACTTGCGCGTTGTCTATTATTCATGGCTTGATAATTAGTAAATGTGAATCGGTAACGTGGCCTGAATCGACAAACAATTCACGACCAGAGTGTTGAATCGCAGCCGCACAAAGTTCGTGACAGAACCACTTATCGTCTTCCTGCCACCGTCTGCCGGGCGACAAGCCCAAGCCAAATGCGCCCAAAAAGTCGTAGCTTTTGCCGATTTGGCTGTTGGCCCATTCAATGCCTGCCGCACCGTCAGGCACCGCATAAGACACGGTTTCGACAATGGATTGACCCTTAAGCGCTTCATCCCGTGGCTGGCGTATGACCCCATGCAACATTGTCGCGTGAATCACATCGTCATTGTCAACAATCATCGAATGACTGGCCTTCGCCAGCTTGAATCGAGACAGCGGAATGGCCCAGCGGATAAGCGCGGCGACAACATTCCACCAGCGGCGCTTAACAAAGAGGATGGTTATTTGCTTCACAAAATCACCTTGATGTGGCCTGGAGAAATTGCGTTGATGGCGCGCGCCAACCGCATAGAATCTGCCGACTGAAACACGGTGCGCTCCAGCGTGTGGCTGATGGTCCATTCGTTGCTCCGAGGGCGGAAAAACAAGTGCGCAAGCACCATATCCATCACCCACACAACCAGCGCGTACACAAGCAAGTCCACGCGCCAATAACTGCGGTTCGGATTGTCCGCCCAGCGCAAGGCCGGGGCGATCAACGGCAGGAGGGCGATCAGCAGGTTGATCACAACTGCGCCCTCAATTGCGCGGCCTCTTCTTCTACCGAGTAAACCTTGGCTACTCCAGGGATAGTTTTCAAGTCCATCGCGGGATTGATTTCCTTGAACGCTTCAGTCATCAACATAACAGTTTCTCTAAGATTGCGCTGCGTGAGTGCGTTGGCTGCATCGAGCGCCACAAGTTGCTCTTGGACGGGGGGCTGCGGAACGTCAGCAGGCTCCGGCGTGTTGTTTTCTGCGAGCCATGCAACATAAGCGCAGTAGTCTGTATTTGCTGGGTCTGCAGGAATGAAAGCGCCGTCAGCAATTCGGACAATGAATGTGGAATTTGTGAGTTTGTACATGATTAGAGTTCCGCAGAAAAAGCGGCAAGGGTTGTCACGTTAGCCTGAATAACCACACCCTGCCCACTTGTCAGCCCCGTGTAATTGTTAAATCTCCAAGTTGCACCAGAAGCTACTGCGGTGAGATTTGAAACATTTATCGAACTCGGGTTTACTGATGTGCCCCCCGTCCAATTGATAGTTGCCAAACCAGCCCCAGCCGCCAATGTTGGAGTTG